ATCGTCAACGACGTTATCCATCGTACCACCGCCGCCGTCGTCACCGGAATAGGCAACCAGAACGCCGACTATGTCCCCATCTGTAAATGATCCAACCGTCGCGACATGCGTAACGGCCACAGATTGATGAGTTGTGAGATCGGTGACGGCTCCGCTAACTTTGAAAATCAATGCGGCCCCGCCATTGGCCCCCTCGTGGATGGTAATAACGGCGGAATTGCTGGCGGTTGGATCGTCGAGACTGCCGACGAGAGCGGAAATATCAGTGCTGCCGTTATTCAAATTATCGTCCATGTAGAGCAAAGTCGCACTGGATGGCGTGCCGTGATTCAGCCAGATGCGTCCATCGCCCTTATCGGCAGAATCTGTGTCTGATTCCCAAGTCATCGGCATACCTGGAGCAAGGGCGTTGGAATCTGAATAAGCCTTGATGCTTTGCTGAGTGGCAAGCTCGGTGGCACTGTCCGACCCCATAGCGTCTTCATCGAGGATGCCGGTAACAGTCGCCCCCGTCGCAAGTTGTAGGCTAGTTGTGAAATGAGCCAATGTCCCGTCAACGGTTGTGAACGCACCAGCCGCCGTGGCCGCGCCACCAATAGCCGTCCCATCAATCGTGCCGCCATCGACATCTACAGTTGTGACGGTCCCTAAATCAGCGGATGTGCCGCTCAGATTTAAGCCCTCAAAACGAGCCTGTCCTAACGAGTAGGTGATATTTCCGGTAGAAGAACTTAAATCTGTGGTGGTTCCGAAGGCAAAATAATCACCAGATTCGTCCCACCCCATGAATACGTTATCGCCGGTAGATCCGCGCTCCATGACAATGCCGAGGTCGTTGGCGTTTGATGCTGCCCCCTCGTTTAATCCAATCAACGGGTCTTTTATAACTGTGTTGGTCGCGTCGTTCGTCACGGTGGTCCCGTTGACGGTTAGGTTACCGGCGACTGTGAGGTCGTTGCCAACATCGAGGTCGTTGGTCATCGTAATATCATCGACCCAAAGATTGGCCCACCGCACTCCGGTTGTGCCCAAATCATCAGTACTATCTGTGTCGGAAACTATGTCGTCGCCGTGGGTGGCGACACCGACAACGTGTAATTTCTTAGCCACACCCAATCCGCCATCGGTGTGTATAGAACCCGTGGTGCCAGAAGTGCTTTCAGTAGTGTCATCAACGGAAAGAATCCCTGATGATGTAAGGGTACCTGTTATGCTTACTCCAGAAGTGCTGTAATCAACGACCTTTGACCCATCGGCTGAATAAGCAACGTTGCCAGAGCCAATCCTATAGAACCCAGTGTTAGAGTCAGAGGTGAATGAATATCCAGGAAGTGAGACAGTGCCATCAGCTATTAAATGCTGCCCTGCTGTGGTGGTGGTGTTCTCCATCGCTGTACCGCCAGCATTCCATCTGATATAGCTGCCACCAACAGGAGCAGGAAGCGTTGTCGAAACAGCACTTGTGTCAACAGAAACAGGAACCTTGAGTGACCTGTCAATGTCCTCGTCTTGCTGGAGATCAATCATGCGTGAATAATCAAATGCATTCTCAACTGTGCTTGGCGACCATGCACCTTGGTTGACTAGGTCGGTGTCTTGGTCAATATCAACAACACGCTTGAGGGTTATCGTCTCAGTTGATGGAAGTTCAGTGCCCAGAGTTGCAGGATAAGTAATTGAGCCATTACCAGGATACGTGCCAACAGACACAGAATAGTTGGTGGTGCCAGTGCCCTCAGTGAGTGTTGTTTCAGCGTCAGTGGCAGTGACAGTCTTGACAACAACAAGGTCAGATGATTGATTAATCACAAATGTGAATGACCAAACAGTCGTGCTCCCATTGCCTGTCTTGATCTCTTTAGGGGTCTGTGTTGTGAGTGTCATTCTGCTGCTCCTTCAGGTTCTCCACTTAGCGCCTTGATGTATGCATGAATTTCCTCTTTGATCTCCGGAGCAACCTTGCCGATCCCAACCAGCCTCCCTATATGCGCAGGAATCTTGGATGGGTCTGTTATGGGTGTGACGAGCCATTTAACAAATTTAGGATTGGTGATCAGCTTAGCCGCCACCCTTGGTGCAACAATGACTGTTATAACGCCGCCAGCGGCAGAGGGGAGATCCCCACCTGCCGCTGCACCCAATGCAGCACCTAGGGTGGAGATCGTTGAATATGCAATCATGCTATTGGCAGTGTTGGAAGAGTTGGTCAGCTTCTCAATAGCCTTCAGCGATGATGTGGCCCGAACTAAGAGATTAAGAGCCTCGTTGGCCTCTTTGTACCGTGGTCCACTGAACAAGACCTTCAAAGCCTCTGGAGCATCCTTCGCCAACTTTGCATAATTGGTCATGAATGTTGACACAGAGAAGACATCGCCAGCGGCATTTTGTGCACTGTTTGTTGCGAGGCCCATCTTGTGAAGAACTGTTGCAGCAATCACATCCCACTCTTCTGGCGCAAAGTGGCCACGCAGTCTTGCAAGAGCAGAGCCACCATCCTTGGCAGATGTTTGTATGAACTTGAATGCCTTCTCATCTGCATCGAACTTGTCAATCTTATTCATCAAGGCTGCAGACTTCTCCATCCATATACGAGTAAGCTTGTCTGCCTGTTTTATCTTAGAAGCAGCCTTTGGTCCAGCCCGAGCAGCAGTGGCCGACATGTCCTGTGTCAGCGCCCCATATGCCCTTGCCATGTTCAAGTTGCCAGACCCTGATGAGCCAGTCAAGGTCGGTGAGGCAAGATCTTCCCTTAGAGTTGTCCTTATCATACGGAATGACTTGAATGTTGGAGCATCCTTTTCGACACCTTTCAGGAATTTGATTGCAGGCCCAAGGCTTTTGGCAAGGGAGGCTGGTGCTGTGGCAAGCTGATCCTCCAGCTCCTGCCTGAGAACCTTGACAGCATTCAGGGCAACAGGTGCGTTCTCGCCAACCAGATCAAAGGCTTCGGTGTAAATCTTCTCTTGCTTAAACCCAAATTTCTTTGCAGCATTCTCTGCTGCCTTCTTAACTATTTGGCCAGCACCCTGAGTGCTTTTGGCTTCGCCAAACTTTGCAACAGTCTTCCTGGCTGTTTCTGTCACCTGCTTAATAACTGCCTCTGCCTTGTCTTGAAGTATCTGAGCCGAAGATGGGGTGTTACCTAAACCTTTCTCGATCGAGCCAAGTGCCCTGCTTCCAGTGACTGCTCCGGCCGGAGGCTCCTTAACGCCCAACTTGATAAACTGTTGGTAAAGAAACTTGGCTCCCTCTTTTCCACCACCAAAGGCTTTCTGGAGGCCAATTGATGCAATATCACCGCCCCTCTGGCCAACAACGCCAATACCATAGTCAGTGACTGTCCCAAGGGTTTGCTCCAGGGGACCTCTCGTGTCCACAGTCAGCCCAAAAGCACTAGCAAAAAAGTCAAATGTAGCACCTCCTAAGGCATTTCCAACCCCAGACCCTATGATGGCTCCTTTAGTCCCTGTCAGGAGCGCTCCTGGGCCTGTAGGCGTCCCTACTATAAAACCACCAGTACCGCCAGCCACAGCACCACCTGTTGAAAACACACCTTGGGTGATTTCTCTGGCTGATCCAGCAACATCTCCAACGTCCAAGCCTTCTGGATTGTGCAAGATGGTCTTTCCTGTGCTTGGATCAGTATACACAAAGTTGTCGCCATCGTATGCAACTGCATCAGGGTAAAACCTACGCAGCGTGGCCAGCTTGTCTTCTGGGGTTTGAGCAGAGCCAACTGCGAGCCTTATCCTGTTAGAGGAGCCAGTCTCTTTGTCGATGGTGGCTGCAAATTCAGGTGTTTTTCTGTAATTTGCGATAGCAGCCTTGATCTCTTCTGATGTCGGTGGCCCAAGGCCAACATGATTGATGATGATTTCAGTGTCACCGATCTTCACATGAATCTTCTTCGGAGCTGTCGGGTCTTCGCCTCTGGCTATCGATAAGCGAAGGTTAAGCTGGGCATCTTCAAGCGAGGCCTCAGTATTTGGTTCTACCTCATCAGGTTGAGGCTCTGGACCTGGAGCCTCTTCTGTGGGTGGTACTGTTTCGTCAGGTTCTTGAGGTGGCTCAACGTCCTCATCAACAGGAGCTGGACTTATCGGTTCTGGTGCACCATCTTGTCCTGGCGGGTTCTGCACCTCTTCTTCTTTTGGTATGATCCCAGACGTAAGGTCTGCAGGCGCAATTACAGCTTCCTCTTCTGTAGTGGTCCCAAAGAGACCACCAGAAACAGGAGACTCATCAGGATTGATAAGGTTAGGCTCTGCCATCATAGCCCAAGCTCCTTGAGACGTTTTCTGAGAGCGTTCTTATCAGCCTTGGACAGTCCCTTGATGTCAATTTGGCCTAACGCTGCAGCATCCATATTATCGAAATCAATCTTCGCATTCGGATCACGCTTCACTTTTGCTGGCTGGCTCTCTGAACGCCCGTTTTCATCTGCGACAGACCTTGGCTGGGACACAATAGGCTCACCCTTTAGGTCAATCTCAGTTGGCTCTATCGGTATCACATCATCGACAGGGCCGTCTTCTGGTAGTAGTTGATTGATCCGGTCGCGATCGCCAACGAAATCGATGACGACGTGGTCTGGGTTCGCACCCATGGATTTAGCTAACTTCCTAAATACCACCTCGAGGTGCTCGTGACTCTTCTGATACCCTTGCATGAGCGCCTTGGAGCGTTGCACGAAGTCGCTTCGTTGTTCAGGGGAGAGGCGACCTTTAGAGGTGACCAGCTTTACATACATGGAGTAAATCCGTTGACCAACATTACCTGCTTGTTCGGCGGTGGCGAACTCACCCTCGCGAACAGTTGAGCCTGGATCCAACAGCTTCATATAGGCAATGATCAGAGAGATATCACCAGCTGGTGTTGAGTTTTTGGCCGAAACCTCGATTTTGTCGTATGCGTCTCGCACTAAGACGTAAGGCTGAGCGAGCTTCGTGAATTCTTTCCGAAGGCCACCCTCATCTGACACGGAGATGTCTTCTCCGCTCTGTAGGGCTTTTGCGACTTCCACCAATGCGTTGTGCTGTGTGGATCCTTCCCCCCACCTATCCTTGGCCCTGTCAACATCGGACCAAGCCTTGCCCGCCTCGGTGACGAGTTCGCCACCTCCGGCTGTCGGCTTGGACCTGAGACCAGCAAGGACTTCTTTCTGCTCGCGAGTGAGTTCGCGACCGATTGCTTTTTCAATGTCTGCTATCTTCCCAGCTATAGTCTGGGTTCCTGTATTAGCAAGGCCAGCCAACTTGACCCGTTCTGGGCCGTTGAGTTTGCGACCAAGGATTTGCTCAGCCTCTTGAACCTTGAGATTGCCTGCATTATTCAATGCGTCCTGAGCCTTAAGGCCTGTGGCGATCTCGGTCATCACCTGACGCTGCTGTGCCGGATCAAGAGCCTTCATCACGAATGGATTCTCATTAATCAGCTTCTTAGCCTCAAGGTAATTCCCTCTGGCTATGAAAGCATCAATGGCGCTCAACACGATAGCGGACCTGCCAGCCTCTAGGTGAGCTATCTCTTCCTCTGGGTCCAGGCCATCAGCCATATCAGCGACAACGCTGTCCCACTCCTTGAAATACTTCTCTAATCCTCCTGGCTCTCTTAACGCCTGTGCTGTTATGCCACCCATCCTCTCTTCAAGGATGTTATTGACGATGGCCTTTTGCCGTGTAACATTTTCTTGCGCTCCTAGGCTAGCAAAGCCAGACCTTGCTACCTCAAGCTGGGCAGCCAAAGTTGCATTGCTGTCGCCTGAGCCACCATGGTCTGACAGAAGCTCGTTCTGCTTGGCCCTGAGCTGTGTATTAAGGTCTTGAATGGCCTCAGGCAATGACAGGTCTGTGGTGTCCTTGGCAGTCTGAAGAATCTTCTCTGCTTCTTTATTAAACTGTGTGATCTTGCGAGCACGATCGATGGTGTCCTCTCGGCTCTTCACCTTATCAACTGCCAGCTGAATATTGGAGCTTGTCTGGGCGATGGCACCGCCAAGATTGCTAAGCTGTTCTGCTTGGATACGACCAGGCGCAGTGACTGCATTTATGTCTGGGCTTTGCAGCGGTGTCCTGTCAGGAGTTGTCTGAACTTGGCCCTGCCCAAGAGAAAGAGGTGTTGGAACTGTAGCCATTATGTAAGTAACCCAAAGTCCCACTCACTATTGCGAGCGCGAGGGAGTGTACGAGATGGCGGTTGTTGGCCACCGGTAATGATAATATTAGACGGGGAAGATCTCTGGTACCATTGAGCACCCACTGTCCCAAGTCCGGACAAAGCAGTGGTGCCTGCTGTAAGAAGTGGGTTTATTGAGCCAGCCGCCCTTTCATTGGCAATTGCATTCGCTCTTAAGTTGGTAGCATCAGCTCGAATAGCACTTGCTTCCCGTTCTGCATTATTTATGTCCTTGAGCCGGTCAAGCTCGCCAGCTTCTTCGATGTCAGCCAAAAGATTGATTGAGGTTCCTGTGGTTACATCACCGCCTTGGCCAGCCAAGCTGACCAAAGCACGATCAGCTTGTGCCTTTGTCAATAACTTGCGGGTCTGAGCGTCCTGCCTGCCTTGTGCTTCCACATCTGCTGCTTGCCGATCCCTGATAATTGCATTATTCCGGTTAACTGCAGCCTGATATGCGTACTGATCCTGCTGATTGGTGGCAGTCTGATACGAGCTTGTTGCTGAAACAACTGTGCCGACCACACCTATGACATCAAACGCAGTCAAGGCACCAACACCTTTACCGAATATGGATGCCATGGTGGCTGCAGACACTACATCAAAGCACATCATGCCACCTCTTTGTGAAAATGGTGGAATGGGAGATTGTAAATACCATAAGGCTTCGCTTCTTCTATTACGAACCCAAGCCAATCAAGCCATTTCAGCGTTGTCCTGTTGCGAGCATCACAATAATTTTCTATTATCGTGAATTCTTCAGAGATTTCAACAATTTTCTTTTTATTCTCTCTCAAAAAGCGAATCCCATGCATTTTAAGCAAGTCTGTGCCAAGCAACCAGATGGTTCCAACTGATCCTAATAAGTTTTGACGAATGATTCCAAACATGCAGGCAATCTCACCATCAACTAAGCCAGTGGTTGAATTCTCAGAGTTGCGAATGCAATAAACCAGAGCCTCAAGAGGCCTGATCATGTGAGAGGCCCATATTTCCTGAACATCCACCTCTCTCATGTTGTGAGCCATGAGGAATGCATCCTCCAGCTTTGACTCTCTGATCTCATAATCATGATCCGACATCGGTGTCCACCATCATTGAGAGTATTGTCATTGGCAATCCCTGTTCAGACTTAATTGTTATCCCAGCCTCTCGAGCCCAATCATCACTGATGGGCAACTTGATTAAATCGGTCAAGGTCGCAGCAGGATCACCCCACAGCTCGGTTGACCTTGATGGGTATTCCTCAAGGTCGGTTGAATCCGGCCCAATGAACAAACCACGAGTGTCCTGAACCCTGACTGACACCTGCTTAACAACTTTGCGCTTTGCAACTGTCGGTACTGGGCCAGGAAGGTCCAGTGGTAAGCTATCAATCGTACCATCGTAACTCTTCCCGACGTGAACTACCGATGCTGCAGTGGCTAGCGTGACGGCACCACTTGCAACCGTCAAGCCTGTGACAAGATTGCCATCAGCAAGCGCAATAACTGCTTCACCTTCAAGATGATCAAGGCCAGAAACAGATGTCACCTCCAGGTGCACCTCGCCGCCCGAGGCATAAGCTGTGAAGGCTGAGGAATCAGTGTTCAAGTATACCTTTCCGCCATTCGTAAATGTAGTGAATGCGGATGTGTCAACTCCGATTGAAAAAGTGGTTGTTGTTAACACAGTGATTGTGTAACCATTGCCATTCAGCTCAGTCATGCCACCAATCGTCAAGAAGCCAACCTCATCCCCAGTGGTGAACCCATGGGCGCTGAGTGTCGTGACAACCCCAGGGTTGGCTGCTGTGACACCAGTGACATTGTGAAAACCATCTGTATCCAGTATCTCAAAGGTGTTGGTCGTCTTCTCAATGACGATGAACTGATCCCCATTAACCTCTGTCATCCCAGACACATCCCTGATCTTGACAGGATCACCATCGGTCAGGCCATGGGCAGTTGCTGTGACAACTGCAGGATTGGCAGCTGTGATACCTGTGATCGTGATTGGCGTATCAAGAGTAAGGCCACTGTCAACAAAGAAGGCATCTTCGATGGCTGTGAATGATCTGGTGTGAAGATGCTCAATGTATCTTTTGGTTGATCCGTTTATTGTGCGCTTGACAATCACATAAATCTTGTCAACCTGACCCTCTGGCACAGAAGCAATACTCTCAAAGGCGGCATCGGTTCCAGACGCTTCCCACAAACTCCATGCAAACACCTGGTGCTCCTGGAGATAGGTCATGACAAGAATCTTGCCATCGTCTCTGATGCATGCCACAAACCTGAATGGGCGCTCTGCGTATGCCCACTCGTTGATGGTGTAGTCTTCAAACAAATTCCGAGCAAGGACAGTCAGGTCAGAGCCAGCGTAAGCATCAGTCTCAAACTTGTAGCCTAGGGAGTGGATTTCGAAGCCAAGGTTGGCTTGGCCAGAGCAGATGAGTAGGTTCGACTTAATCGTCAGAGGTGGCACATCGGTTGATCCAAGATACTCTTCAATTGACAGCTTCTTTGAGGCTGGGGTTATGGCATCAACGTCACCACCAGGCTGCAGCGACCACACAGCACCAGATGTAAAGATAAACAGCCGGTCCTGGAAAGACCTAAAGTGACGAATCTCATTGCCTCGCCCAGTCACCAGCCTGACTGTAACAGCGTCAGCGTCTCGTGTTGGAGATGACACATTCATGTTCTCAAACTGAGATGTCTGTGACATCCAGAGCGTCAATGGGTCTGTGGTTGTATTGCCAAAGACAGACCTCTGCTCATGAAGGCCAATCGCTCCTGGGTAGTTGGTGGCTGTCTCAAATGGTTGCCGCCACTTGGGAGCGGTATCATCCAGATCGGGTGCAATGTTGTCGTCCAGGAATGTAGCATCCTCTGTTGCTCCAATGAACCCTTTGAGCCCATTATCCTCTCGATAGACGTTGTATGAATCAGTGCCGGCAACAGCAGTCCATGCTATTGTGTTGTCTCTCGTGGTGTTGCTGTTCGTAACTTTCACAAATGTCTGATTGGCCGAGCCACCTGAGCTGTAGGTGGTGTGTGCAGAGCCATCTTCATCTTTAAGCTCAATGCTATTTGTTGCTTCATTGGCAACAATGAAACGGCGACCATTGAGCTCAGTCATCCCGACCACGCCAGATATGTGGATTTCATCCCCATCCTCGAATGGGTGCGACGTAACAGTGAGCACAACTGGGTCAGCAGCAGTGGCACCAGATATAGCCTGAGTGGTATTGTTGATGCCAATAAGACTTTCCTCTGCAGTCTCTTCAGCCACTGCTGTCACAATATAAATATCGGTCTCGCTGCCAGTGGTGTTAACTGTAACACCTATCCCTGTTGGGAATGTATGGTCTGGCTCAAAGTCTATGACAGTGAGAGTCCAGTTGGCTGCACCAGTCCTGACCAAAGTGCGTGGTGCATAAGATGTATGGGTTAAATAAAGTGTGTCGTTCGATTGCCTGTACTTCAGCTTAGCAAGATCGGCAGTCGTGTAAGGTGTGGTGATGGTGTGGACAACTGCTGATGTGCCAGCGGATGAATAGGCTGTGAATGCTGATCCATCAATGTTAGCATCATCAATGTCTGTAAGCTCGTAAGTGTTTGTGGCTTTATTGGCCACCTTGTAAAACTTATCATTCAACTCAGTCATGCCCACAACACCAGTGATGAATATCTCCTCACCATTGGAATATGGGTGTGCTGTATCAGTGATCACAACAGGGTTGGCAACTGTTGCACCTGATATCGTAGTTGTTGATTCAAGCACGGCACCGCCATTGCTGTACACCCTGCAATAAAGATTGCCAAACTCCAAGATGTAAGCTTGCTCCTCGTTAAACTCAAAACCAATGATGCGAGACTGAACAGAACTGTCCTTTGTTTCCTTCATATAGGTGAAGCCAGCTCTGTTTGAGGCACCACCTTCTGCCCTCACAAAGAAGTTGCGCAACGTCTTGACCGCCGAACCGAACTTGGCAAGGTCAGCACGTGAGAATGTTGCTGGCGATATAGCGCCGCCTGAAAATGCTATTTGTGGGATTTCCGATGGCATTATTTTATTCTTCTCTCAAGCTCATCAAATGGAGTATGTTGAAAAGTTTAGCATGGTGCCTTCACCTTCGGGATCTGGAATTGAATAGTATCTTTTTCCCTTTTTGACAATCTTAAAACCTCGTTTGTTTTCAGCCTCTTCAGCTTTATGAAAAGTGGGATGGTTACGACCCTTAAGAATTAAGAAACTGTCTTCAGGCAAATTATGTTTTTTTCGCTCCTTTTTTGTAGTCTGAACAACAGAACCAAAATGACCAAAATTTTCACCAGGGTCCTCACTCGCAGTCATTCCTGCTTTCAAAGCAGTTTCCATATCATATTCTGAACCCTCAGGATCAAATTTATTTTGATTTGTGGGAAACATTCTGAAAAGTTTAGCATCCAACTTTGTTGGCATTATGCGCGTCCCCCTATTCTTGCACGCTCCCAAGGTGAATTGAGCTCTGGGTCTGCTTGTCCTTCGCCAGAGTCGATTGCCTGGGCAGCAATGAGCGTGTTGCGATAAACTGTCAGTGCAGCCTCTTGAATTGTCTCGCTTCCTGACAGTGCCGGGGCAAGCTCGCTGGCAAGGTACCAGCCAAGAGACTTGATGAAGGCTGGTGAGAACAGGGTGGTGTTGGTAACATCTGTGGTGTAAGCAACACGAGCATCCTCCTGATCGGTCAAGATGCTGAGTCCCGACCCATCATTTTCCTGTTCAACAGCAAATGGGGTTGGAGAGTTAAGCTTGTTGAGAGGCTCAATCTCTTGTATCTTAAGGCAGTCAGATGGGTAGTCATAACGGAACCCCCAGATGACCGGCGACATCGGGTCAGAGCTTATGTCTGCCAAGCCAACTCTGCGTGTTGCAAAGTTCCAGTTATGATCAACGAGCACAAACTGCCTACATGTATCATAGTGAATCCTGCACTGAACAGCTGTATTGCCTGTGTCTGTATCAAGATTGGCGATTGTGGTCTTGGTCTGCTTGATGTGAGCAAGAGCCAAGTTGCAAATCTGTGCTTCGCTAACTGCCATTTCAATTCCTCATAAGAGCGAAGGGGACAAGGGCCAGGGAGGTAAACCCTGTCCCCTTCTAGACTTAAGCCTTTGCCTTCGCCTTGACCTTTTTAGGTGCCTTGGCTTTAGCCTTCTTCGCTGGACCTTCAACGATCTCTACATCAGCGGGAAGTTCGTCCGCCATTGAGTCTGGAACCTCATTAGGGTTATTTCGCTCCCTGAAACGACCCTCCCCATAATGAAAATCCCTTTTAAAGTTCACAAGCATGGTACTGCTCCTTAAACGGCTGCGCTGAATGGATCAGCTTCGGAGCCAGTCGAGCAGAGGAAGCCTTCAAGCATAAAGATGCCCGAGGCAACGTCTGTGAACCGGAACCAAGTACCGAGCAGACCGCCAGTCGTCCCACCGTTCATGGTGATGGTATCATCGCCGGTATTACAGATGATCGTCACACCTGCGATATCGGTTGAGATTCCACAACCACCAAGGAACGATGTGCTGGCCGATGGAGCCACAATTGTTGCACTACCAGACGCAACGGTAGTACCATAGAAGACTGTGTAAACATCACCATTGCCAATTGCTTCAGGCAATGTGATTGCAAAACCTGTTGCATGATTGGCGGTGACAATACGACCGGCATGAGCTGCAGCAGTCAAGGCCAAGGCCTCTGTTGTATTAACAACAGCGGAATGCCCAGTGCCATGACGCACACCTTTATAAAGGATCAGACCAGAATCACGCAACTCCATAAGAGCATTGCCAACCTGATCAGTCCACTTGGTCTTCAGCTTATCATCATTGTCGGTGAGAGTAGCAGTCGCAGTTCCTGATGTGTCAACAGTAACAAAGAGCCGAATGCGCTCGTTGAAATTGTCAGACGTATAAGTATCTGCGACTGTGGCATTGGCAGTTGAATAGCTTTCAATCAACTCCCATGCACCAGAGCCCACAGCCCCAACCTCACGCTCAAGGTCGATGGTCATGTTGTAAGTGCCGGAGATCGCCACATCAATTGTCGTTCCTTTATTAGGGACAGACAATACGAGAGAGTCACCAGCAGAAGTGAATGATGCCATATCAATTGCTCCTTCTCAATGGCAAGGGTGGGGAGCGGGTGTTACCGCTCCCCTGCTAACACCCTTTAGTTGGTGGCGTCCGCGTACACCTTATTGGACGAGAACGTTGACGGATCAAACGTCAAACCGGCATTGATCGTGCCAGCAGTCGTCGTGGTCGTCGCAGTTACAGCCAAGAGGCCTACGTAACGCTCGTATGGATCACCTTCACCTGGGAGTGCCCCAAAGAAGATGGTGCCGCCGACTTTCATCTCTGCAGCATTAGCATCTGTGCCATCAGTGACGAACAGCGTCGTCGCAAGATGGATCGTTGACGTTGAGGTGCTGATCGCAGCCCCAGAGTCTGATGCCAGTTTGAACCCGAGTGTTCCAGCTGAGCCACCGGTGATGATTTCCGTGCCACCTGTACGGATATACAGATAGATCGGCTGACCACCGCCAATGTCGCGGGCAACTTCCAGGTCGATGACGTCTCCAACGAGAGCGGTGCCGGCAGATGCCGAAATGTCCGTATCGTCGCAGAACTCAAGTCTTTCATCCAAGATCATTTCAATACTCCTTCTTGATCCAGGGTTAGCTGACCGTTGCTTCATCAGCGGAGAGGCTGTCGCAACGCCGCAGAGGAATGCCCGAGAAGTGGGTGATCATCTTACCGCCCACATTATCGATGGTCAAAGTGGAACCAGACGTAGCATTGGTTGCCTGGCGACGACAGTACGACATGGTGTTACGAGACATGTACCAAGCAGCCCGACCAAGCGAAAGGTTGGGGATCTGCGTCATAGCCTGAAACATCAGGTCAGGGATATCAGCACCACTGGATGCATCTGCAGTCAGAGTACTTTTGTCGATGTTGGCGATGCGAACCACATAACGCCAATCACGGACACAGAGGCCTGCATCCCAGCGATAGTGAGTCCGATACGCCTGCATGCGGCCAGAGTTGGAGCCATCAGATGCATCCTCAATGGTGACTTCACCAAGATCAGTGCGCTGAAGACCAGCAACCGAGCCTTTGGGGATGATGCCGAAGCATGTCTGAGGTGACCAAACAATAAGCCAGATTGAGGCGTTGTCTGAACCACTGCCACCACCTGCGATGACGTTCTCGCCGTTGGCTGCAGTGGTGGAGTTGAAGCGAGGAGAAAGACCAGTAAAGGCTTCCGGCTCGGAGTCTTCATTTCCATAAAACAGCGTATCGACGATTTCCTGGTTGAGACCTTCAAGGTGGCCACGTTCTTCAACCATCCTGAAAGCTGCAGTGTTGTTGGACAAATCAGCCAAAGCCTTGTCCACCTCAGCATATGCTTCCAGCATACCTGTGGTGTCATCGACTTGGGTCTGAGTGCCCTTGTCCGGCTGCACGCCGCCATACATCTTGCGCCACGTAGGGGTGGGCAGTCCAGTACGGATCGACGTTCTATTGCCTGAGGTGAGGTTGCCCTCGACCCAGGTCATGTCATCAAGAACCTCATTCGTTTCAGAGAGGATCTCAACGATGTCTGCGATCCCACCATCCGGATCAGTGGCCTTAGCCAGATCCAGCAAAGTGGGATTTTTGACAGAGAGAGTTGCCATTTGCTTTTCTCCTTATTTAGCATGCAACTAAGACTTGGAACCAGTCGTTTGTTCTTTCATGGTCCCGTCCTCGTTGTAATGGCTTGGATACATGCGACGCAACCGAGCTTCTTCATCATTCGGTCCCGACGCTCTTCCACGAGCGTGTTGATCTGCTCGCAGTGTTTCCCCGACACGGTTTAGCATGCGAACGAGTGCAGGGTTCTCACCATACATCTTGTTCGTTTGTAGGAGGACAAGCATCTCCTTGTCGCCATACCTTTCGGTGGCTGCAAGGACGTTGGGGACAGTTTCTGCTTTAAACTTGTCACCACCGATCTCTTTGTCGCTTAGCAGTTCGCCTCGCCACTCAGAGAACTTGAGCTCCCATTCGCCTATTGAATCCTTGACGGTCTTAGCTCTGAAATCAACAAGCAGCTGGGCATCTTCTTTGGACAATCCCTTACCATCATTCATCTTGGCAGCGATATCTTTGAATTCTCCCAACATTGCCTCGTCGATCTCCATGCCCTCAGGCATTGTAAGATCTTCGTAATCAACAGGCTCTGCTTCACCGTCGCCTTCAGCATCGTCACTCTCGGTGTCCTCTGCTTTGTCGGCATCTTGATCAGCAGCTTCGTCTTTAGTCAATAAGGTTTCGTCGGCCGAGGAGGTCACGTCCTTATCGTCTGAAGACTCGTCTTGACTTTCACCTGCGGGTTCGGTGTTTTCTTCCGCAACTTTTTCAGCCATGTAACGTCTCCTTTAATTGCTCGTCCATGATCTTCATGAACGCTTGAGGTTCTGACCCCATGATTTCGTTGTACAACCAAAGACCGAGGTCACGCTTGCCCAGGTTGTAAAAAGTGGTGCTGTTGCCAGTGAACATATCTGGCGCCAACAATTTTGATTGCTCCATGATCCGCCATAGCACTCTGCGCCCTGATGGGTCTTTAAGCATCTTGCTTAAGTCTTCCTTCTCCTTTGTCTCACGCAGCTTGAAAGCCTTGCTTCGCTTTTTGTGCTGCCGTGGGTCAGTAAAGTCTTCAGCTACTTCTGCCATTATTGGCCTCCCTGCGAATTCAACCCACCAACAAGATCACCCAGCACATTGCCAGCAGTGGTATCGGTGTCGCTTAATCCTTTGGCTCCTTCTATTACACCTTGGAGGCTCTGTGCAGTCTCTTGCTGCGCTATCTTCTCGGCACGTGCCTGACGTTGCTCTTGAACCTGCTCCTCACCAATAACCACTTGGTTCGGAACACCAAGATCATCTGCCATGATCTCAACGATCTCGTCAGCATTGAGCTTATCAAGAACTTCCGGCCGTAAGCCAGCTAGCTGACCAGTGAACCCAACCCAACGCTCCATAGCGCCAGTGCTTACCAGCTTCTGGGCTTGAGCGAGGATGCTGATGTAATCAACCTTGAGCTCTGCACCGAAGATCTCATCAGGAGGTGGCGGAAGCATCTGGGGCTGGCTTTCGTCTGACCATCCCGGCTCACTCAGCCTCATCAGGCGAGCAAAGGTGTTGTCAATGAGCGGGTCAAGTAGCTCGTCATGCATGCCCTCAAGCACTGGACCTAGCTGAAGCAGCTTCTCCTCCTGCCTTGCGTTGATCTCAGTGGCTGTGCGTATATCGTCCTGCCGACTGATCAACAGGAACAGATCCACGTAAAAGGCTCTGTTGATGCGATCCTCTGTCAACTGTATGTCTGCACTCAGCTCTGCCACTCTGGGGTTAACCTGATAGATCGGCTTAAAGATGTTATTAGGGTCATCACTAAAGTTGTTCGCTCCAGGAAGCAAGCTGACATTGGTATTCTTGAGTGCGCTTGGAGCAGTGGTCGGTGGGGCAACCATCTTGGCAATTGCCTTGCCCTTCTCACGCTCTTGAACCTGCAGTACCCGGCTATCGCCCAGAGCATCCATGCCAGGGCTGAATCCATATATGTCACCTGCCTTGGCATCCCAACGAGGGGCAAGGATTGGAAAATTCTCATAGCCTTTGACACGGAGGAACTTGGTCTTATGTAGGCCGTCCCTGCCTGGTTCATAATAGATAGAGCGCCACTTGAACTTCGGATCAAGATTAAACTCATCAAACTCCATGTTGCTGACTGGCTCAATCAGGTGGACGACCTTGATCCATGAGCCATATGTGCCCACGTCATAAAGGTTCTGAACAGTCCGACTGACATTCTCGTAACCAAATTCATCAATCAACTGGTGAACGGTCATCTCATACTCACGACCAAATGTGTCCACCTTCAACCTGCCATCAATGTCCAGCATGTACTCGCCAACAGTGAAGTTGGTGAAGCGTATGACGTTGTCAAAATCATCCTCTTGGATCATGGCAGCTGTACCGATGACTCCTGCCTCTTCGTAAATGAGTGGCAGCGCCTTGTACAAGTTGGACGAGGCAAACACTTTGTACATCAGCTTCTCTGCACTGTCAAGCCACTCACGTACTGGGCCAAAGTCATCCATGTCAGGGTCTGGCGATGACAGCCGGAACCAAGGTCTTGCTGGGCTGGTGATGCCCGTCATAAGCCCACTGACCAGAACTCGTCTAGCGAACAAAGGTGTATTATTTGATAATGTGTTTCGCTTAGCGCCTTTGTTCCGGTCAGTGGATAGAAACTTCCCTCTGCGAGGAGAGAAGTTATCCATTAAGTCTTTCCAATGGAAGTCCCACGAAGCTCTTTCTGAGTTCATAGCACCAATGCGGCGTGTGACATAATCATGCGCTGTGGTGGGCTTTGTGTTGCTGGATCCTGCGATGGGATTGACTGTGGCCAAGTTAAGCTCCTAAAAGAGTCTTGCCAGTGGACCCTGCTCCTACCTGTGACAGCAAGGTGCTTGATCCGATGGTTGCACTTGCGCCTGTCTGCTGCAAAGCTCCAGAGTTCCTGGACCTTGTTGCTGAGTAAGCTGCATTGGCACGACGCCTACTGCCCTTTGGTGCCTTGGGAGGCAACGGAGCAGGCGGTGGCGGCGCTGGCGCTGGCGCTGGCGCTGGTGGTGATGGCGCTGATCCTCCACACATCGGTCTAACCTCCTAACAGAGTTGTCTTGCCAGTATTCTCTGGCACCAATAGTCCTTGTGCACCTAGGGGGCCAATGGTTGAACGGTCACCAGCAAGGTGGCGTGCACGCGTTTCAGCATCCTCACGTGCCCGCCTCACCGATTCATTCGCCTTGGTGGGAGGTGGCGGCGGTGGTGGCGGAACTGGCGGTGGCTCAAACTTGGGTGGTGATGGGATTTTAGGTGCGAAAGGGCCAATACACATTATGCGTTCTCCTGTGCATATGGGTCAAAGTCATGCTGGGCTTTCTGTTTCTTAACTGGCACATGATCAACCTTGACCACAGGCATAGCAAATGTCAGAGCCAGAGCATCAGCTCTGTTGGGCGATGGCACACCACGACGCTTCATATCCTCTTTGGACTCCAGCTGGATCTTGCCATCAACACGAGGCACAGTCTCTGGGCCTGTGAGGTCACTATGAAGGATGTCGTCCTTAGGGATGCACCCACCGTCCTTAAGCCACACACGTGTTTGGTTCCACATATAGGCACGCAGGTTCATGCAACCGACATCTGGGCTCTTGGCGCTAAACCATACAATCTGCCAGTTGCGACCCATGGTCTTGCCAGCACTCACAATGCCAGTGCCAAACCCACCGTCAACGTGGACAGCATCAGCTCCCTCATCATCCTCAAATCGTGCAATGATGTTGGCCATCTCAATATCATTATCATTCTTCTCCCATTTACCCAGCTGCTTATAAAAGAGTCCTTGGCGAATGCCTATGACGAACTCATCATCTCCTGACCATGACGGGTCAACGCCAATGACCTTGGGTGCAAAGCTGTAGGATGTCTGCTTGATGTGACGATCCATGGCTGCCTCAACATCAGCCTCGTTGATGAATTGCTTGAATGACTGGGCTGGGAACTCACCTAGTACACGCACCTTGACAGTGTCACTATTAATGCCATAGTCATCAATGAGCGACTGTAGGTGCTCTTTGTTGGTGATCTGAACATCACGGCTGTCCACCTTGAATGTGATCCAGCGATGACGGAACTTGCGCCAGCACTCACGGAAGAAGCCAGTGTTGCGTGTTGGGTTGCCAAAGTTAAACTGCATAGACTCACCATCGGTCAGGCCACCCTCCTGCACCTCATAAATGATATTGGCAATGGCAGAGCCTTCATCATTGATGTAAAAGGATGTACTGTTCACAGCATGCTGACCAGCGAATGCCTCACTGTTCTCTTCACGGCATGTCTGGGCTGAACAAAACCAGGACTCCGAGTGGTCCTTGTGATACATCTTAGTGGCTGACGTTGCGAACCAATGTGATGTGGCACACTTCTTAGTCCACTTAATGATTTGGGCCCACGTCTTGGTCTCAAGCTGAGCATATGTGTTGGCAGTGACTGTGCCCTGAGCGTATGGGCGAGTGCTCATGATCCAGTTGACCAACCAACCAGTCATTGCGCTCTTGCCTACGCCATGGCCAGACGTCACTGCCATGCGTATGGGGTTGACAGCATTGATGCCATCAAAGCCTCGCTTCTTAACTTCCTCACCCAAACGATCAAGGAACTTGCATGACCACTTATCAGGACCATACTTACTATTATACTTACTGGCCCATGGCTCAGCCAACTCAACTATCTGAATTGATGCATCATTGTCCCAGTCATATGCATACATCACAAACCCTAATGGGTCAGTATAAAAGAGCGCCATGTCCTCACACAGCATCACCTCAGGATCAACTTTGTTTGTGTGATGCACGTCGCCTCCCCTCTTGGATGATCTCAATGAGTGGAGCGTTCATGCTTATGTCTGCTTTAATTTGTTGTGGGAGCATCTTGACCCATAGCTTATAAAAGCCTTCGGTGTCTGTCTTTGCATATTTGATAAGAGCATCAACCCCACCAATGCCATCAAACGCTGACTGCAGTGCTTCGGCCACAGCCACAGTGCGCTTGTTCTTCGAGCCTTTGGCACGACCAGGATTGCCTGCTTTAAATTGCGTGGCCTCCTTGCCTGTGCCATTCATTGATTTTTTAACAGCCACACTTCCCAATCCGTAAACACGCCGTTCTAAACGGTACAGAAGTTATGCACCAAACTGCCACAAAAAGAAACAAAATAAAAATTCCTGTTTTATATAAAGCCAAAGTGTGTTTTCAAATCACACAGTTTCAGGTCTGTATGGCTCAAGGTTCGGAGTTCGCTTTTTTCATTGTATTCCAAAACTCTTAGGAATTACTTTCTCTTTATTAATTCCCTGAAAGTCTTGAAACAAGCAAAAAAAGCGAACTCCGAACCTCAGTATTCAATGAAAACAAGGACTTAACTTTTTGGTTTTTTCCACAATCACGACAGCCCATCACACAGCTTTTTAGCTGCAGGCAACTTGGACAATGCAGAAACAACATCAAGCCGACAGGAAACAGGTTCCATTTTCACCTCTTTATCATCTTCACCAGCCTGAAAATACTTTTCAAAAGAGCACAGCCATAGCACCTTTTCAAATTCCGAACCAACAAGGATGTGCATTTTCACACCATGCTTCAAGAACTGTTTACCAACCATCCTTTGTGCAGAACGAAGCCACCCAGACCAATAGCCATTCTTAATGTTGCCATATTTAAGCTCCATCGGCCAGCACATCTGATCCATGAGCAGCACACAATCAGGGAAGCCAACACTGCCACCAGAGGCATGTTCAACCCACAGCACCTGATCACCAAACTCTTTAGTGACCCATTTGCGCACATCGCGCTCACACTTGATTTTTGCTGACATTCTGGAATATTTTCTCTTCTCTCAGGTGTATGAGCACCAACCAAAGCGGAACACCAAGAGGACCAAGATCACCTTTATACCCTTCACCCTCCTTAATGAACTCATCAATGTCTCCTTCAACACTACCATCAGCATTGAGCTTTACACCCTTGCCATTGATCTCCATCCTCACAGGCCACGCTGGCCTCTTCACACCTATTATCTCAGCCATCATTCTGCCCTTTCATAAAGTCTCATATCCTCAGCATAGTGATCCATGATGCGTTCCTCATGCTTCTCCTCAAGCACCAACTTGCTTCGGCCTGGGAAGTATATCCGTTTCTGTTTGTGCACTCCACGCCAATTTGTAATGCCAAGATGCTCCCACAAACGCTTAATGTGCTCTAGCTTGAACAACTTGAGATTGACATGACCATCAAAGCCCATCAGCCACAGATATTGTGGCGCTGTGTGGCAGTCAAACACCATCTTCTTAATGGCATTGTCAACAGACCCATGCCGACGCTGCTGTCCACCCTGCTCGTATTGCATTGCCCCACTCACCCAACGGTCAACAGGGTGACGCACAATGGCAGTGTACTCCCACTCCTCATCAAACATCTTTTCTCTGAACCGCTCCCAGCCATTGCGATGCTGAAGCACCTCAGCGACAGTGTTGGTCCCACACTTGGGTATCATCAAATGCACCATGTTGCCTGACCTAAGCGGCACGAACCCGTTCACATGTCCCTTTTGATATCTTTCAATCACATTGCTGACTCCATAAACTCGGAAGGCTTTTTGCACGCCTCACGAATGGTTTCAATTGAGTCTGCCTTGTTACGTTTAGCCTCGTCCCACAGCAACTCGTTCATCACCACATTTTGCAAACGGCCAGAAATCTTCACCCTCTTCGGCCATGAGCGTAAGCCAGCTTCAGTCATCGCCTTGCGCAGCTCATAGTCAGAGTCAAAGACCCTACCCTGCGAGGCTTGGCGCACCCACATCACCACATCTTTCATGGCCATAGCGCCAGGAACCTGAGAGTCGGCTAGGCTTTCAGCCAAGGCCACAGCTTCGGCCTGAGCCTCGCTCCTTGAGCCTTCAATCATCTCCTTCTTGCGCTCGGTCATAGGCGCTCGGTCAGCTACATCAACGTAATCTCCGAAGTTCTCTGCCCAGTGCTTGATGATGGCTAGCCCACCACCATCAATCCATTTGCGCAGGTCACGGAACTTGCTCTTGGGCCATGCCACCTCGCTCACCTCCGGATAGAACCATCGTCGATCATCGTTCTCCATCTTCAATGCACGCATGGAGTTTGATGAGGCCAGCACATGACACCAGTTTTCAATACGGTACTGCCTCATGTACTTCTGATTGACGGTCACGTCCCTGTCAGTAATCACCGGCTTGAGTGCGTGGTAGGCTTTCCATGAGTGACCGGAATATATCTCTCCCACAACGACGAGGCGCTTGTTGGCCATCCAGTCATTGAAGGCTGAATTGGCTATGTCAGTCTCACCAGGGAAGCCTACATTTTGGTCCCCTACCAATGGCGCAAGGATGTGGGCACCTAGGGTCGTCTTGCCTATGCCTTGCTTCTCAGAGACCAGCAACATGCCGTAGCCCATGCGTATCTCTGGCTTGGCGATCAGGGTTGCACACCACCTCATGACCTCATGGCACTCGCTCTCATTCATGAACATATAACCCAGGAAGCCCTCCCAAGGCTTTGAATTACCCTTGACAGACTTAATGTTTGTTGGGACATGCAAGTTGATTGCCGAGCTGCCCCTAAATGTCACCAACAACCCATCATGATCAGGACGGTAGCACACCCTAGTGGACCTGCCTCTATATGCCTTGGTGATGAGCCGGGAAGTCTCTGCTGCATGGCTGAAGGGTGCCAGCATCTTATTCAGTATCGGCTCTGAGCGGATGATCTCAGGCATCTCAGTGCAGATGAACATGTCAGCCTCTTCAACGTAAGACCACATATGCTTGAATGAATCCCTGAGTACCGGGGTGGCCTTGCCCTTGGGGTTAGCTACCAGATCGGTGGCCCATGTGGCAGGATGCAGGCAATCGCGCCAGCTAGGTCCTACATAGTGTCGCGCCTCGCCAGCCTCACCGAACAAGTACTCAGGGAACTCATCAGCCAGATCAAACGATGCTGGCCACTCATTAGTGAATTGAATCATGAATGTTGGTGCCCGGAGCTGTTGAGAGATCGCTGGTACAGCTGCCCTCCCAGGCTCGTCGTTGTCCGCTACGATGTATGCTCTTTTGATTCCCATCTTCTGCAGGATTGACCAGTCAGTGCGGTACGGGCTCATGGCCCCACCGACCCAACCTATGTGAGCTGCACCAGCTAGCTCCTTGCCCCAAGGGTGCGTCGCCAAAGTCTTCTTGGCATTGTCCTCCTCGGCATCAACCATCCACTGGCAGTGTCTGGCAGCTTTGGCTCCTTCGTGGATGAAGACTGCGTAGTTGTCTTTGAGCCGGTCTGCGCCGTACAAAGGCAATGGACCGTCAGGCTCACAACACCGCCACGTGTCATCGTCCCAGAAGGTCCAGGGCACATAGTTCTTGTCTCCCTCACGCTCAATGCGTACCTGAATGAAGATGATCTCACCAGTAGTGTTCCTGAATTCGTATATGTCCTCCTTGGCAGCTTCCTTGATCATCTTGGGAGGCTTGACGATGGAGTGCAGAGGCTTGATGGTCGGCCACTCTACGTTGGCGAACTCCTGCTTGATGGAAGCCTCCTCCAAGTCTGTTGGTGCGTGCTCAGCGACCGAGCAATTGACTTCGCCTTCCTTGTTGAAACGGATGATTGCAAGGTCTTTCCAATAGTTACCGAACTGCTCCCTGATAACAGCTGTCTTGAGGGATCGGGCCTCTGCCCCCACCCTTGTTAGATATGCTCTGACTGATTTCAGATCATCAAGCGATTTAATTTTCATCCAAGTCTCCTATGTATCTGATGCCTTTGATCATGATCATGCGGAATGAGCCACCGCCACGCACCCTGCCTTTAATAGCGTACAGAGCTTTGCCCACACGACCACGATCAATAATCTCTTTGCCCATCTTAGGAAATTTCCAGCGGTCAATCTTTCCGAAGACAGTGTCTGTGTCATCTGTCAACTGCAAATTCAGTGAGGTGGTCAAGCCATCCTTGACCTCATAGCCTCGCCTTGCCACGATCACCACTTCGTTCTCGTCACGTGGATTGATCTTGCTCAGTGTGCAGAACACAAGGGTCTCGTAATCATCTGCCTCAATCTGCACATCTTCAATGTTGGTGGGTGGTGTGTATATGTTTCTCTCAGCAGGTTCAGGCAGCAGCTTCCTGAACCCATCACGTATCGGCCACAGAGAATCAATCGGAGTGACGGCATTCTCCATCAGCTTGCGTGCACGGTCAGGCATTGGCTCACCACGGCTACGGGCAGCTGTGATGTTGGCCACCAGCTTCGGGCCTATGCCCTTGACGTTGTTCAATGGGCCCACAAGAACCTTTTTTCCGTCCCTGTCTCCGATCGACCATTTCCGGCCAGAGTTCTCTGGGTCAATTGGCACATAGCTGTAGCCTTCTGCATGCATCTCCCTGAGCAACTGGATCTGCCTCCCAGGGTCATTTTCATGGCTGAGAGTGGCAGCTGCAAACTCAAATGGGTGATGTGCCTTGAGCCAACAGCATTGATAACTGATCATGCCATAGGCCACAGAGTGGCTCTTGTTGAATGACCATGAACCATACGCACACAGGTCATCCCAGATCTTGTCGGCTGCCTTGGGGTCAACACCCTTGGCCAGTGCACCCTTTTTCCAAGGGTCACCGAACTGGTCAAAGTATTCCTTGCCCAGTGACTTGCTCATCGCCTTGCGGAGTGTGCTGACTGTTTCCCAATCAAGGCCACCAATCTCCTTACCAATCTGCATCACCTGCTCCTGAAACAGGACGATGCCCATGGTGTCCTTCAGGTAAGGCTCAAATATCTCATGAGGGTAGGTGATTGGGTTGATGCCATTCTTGCGCCTGATCCATTCATGGGCACCGCCAGAGGCTAGTGGACCTGGCCGACCCAACGCAGTGACACAGACGATGTCGTCGAAACACTTCACCTTGAACTGCTTGATTATGGATTGCAGGGCCATCCCATTGAATTGAAAGATGCCAGCAAAATGTGAATCATTCAAGACATCAAATGCAGCCTTGTCGTCAAGTGGGATATCACCCAGCTCGTCTCTGGTCAATCCTGCCAGCTCAAGGCAATCTTCAAACACACTCAGCTGGGTCAGGCCCAATGCATCAATCTTGAGCAGGTTCAAATCCTCAGCATCCTTTTTGTCGCACATGGTGGCGCCAGAGCGGTGGTCAATGGGGATGGTGTCTGTGATGGGGTTCTGAGCGATGCAGATTCCAGCCGCATGCTGGGAGTAATGCCGTGGGTGACCCTCCATCTTGGTGGCCACCATCATCTCAGGGAATTCCTCCAGCAGCTCAATGCCAGCCGGCATAGTCTTCATCGTATCCTCGAGGGTGTTCAGTGCACGTGAGTCGCCTGATGACCGCACGATCATTGACTCGCTCACAGCATCGCACTTCCACCGGGGGACGTGAAGGGCAGCACCGCTTTCACCCAGTGCACTTTTGAACTTGTACATGGCCACTGTGCCGAGCCGAGCGCATCGCTCCTTGCCATACTTGTCTTTGATGTAATCAAAGACCAGCTGCCTCTGCTGATCAGAGAAGTCGATGTCAATGTCTGGCAAGTCATCCCTGTTGATGTCAATGAACCGTTCAAAGATAAGGCCATAGGGGATTGGGTCAATGGTTGTAATGCCAAGCATGTAGCACACAAGGCTTCCGCACGACGAACCACGAGCCGGTCCAACAATCATCCTGCTGCGAGCGAACTCGCAGATGTCAGCGACGATGTAAAAATAATCCTCGTATTGCTTCTCAGCTATCAGCCCAAGCTCATAATCCATGCGCTCTTTGTAAATTGGATCGCTCAAATCAATGCCATACTTCTCTGCACCTTCAAGGCACATCGTCAGTAAAGCCTTTGGCTTCTCCGGAATTAGTAAATGAGCTTGCTCAAGTTTTGCCACAGATTTATTTAAAACAGACTTTGTGTTCAGCATCGCTTGGCGTAGGGTTTTAGGGCTGAGCACAGCCTTAGACACTGCCTTCTTCCACTCTTTGTCCGATAATATGTGCTGAGGGTACGATTGGGTGCTGGCATTCCGGCCGCACACCACCTCGTAAAATCCTTGGTCATTTGCCCAAGGATACTTGTTATCGCTCACAGCAATCAGCTGATGCTTCAACTTCAGAGCCTTGGCGATGTAACCCTTGCTGGTGGCTGGGCCCAGGCCGATGTATATGTCCTTGCCAAGAGGAACAGAGTCCAGGTCTGAACGGTGCCCGACGATAACTGTTACACCACTGGCCAAGGCTTGCTCATAGGTCAGCAATGGCTGATACCGGAATTGCTGCGTGGCTAGCTCTATGAGCTGATTGATTGGCACGAGGCTCTTGCCAGCTATGAATGTCCAGTGGTCAGCAACCGGTCGCTTCTCATTGATGGACTTGGTCACAGCCAGCTCAACCCCGAACACAGGCCTTACGTCGTGGTCCTCGCAGAGCTTCGACCAGCGCACCCAGCCAAATGCACTTGCTCTGTCGGTGATAGGTGCAGCTGGGTAGATTCCATCCTCGTTGTGTATTTCGGACAATCTTTTAATGACATTGTCCAGCTTGCCCACAGCATTGCGAAAGGAATAGCCTGTGCGGATACGTGCCATCAGATGTCCCCTCGCTTCCTGAGCTCATTGAAGCACCGGGTAAGAGCATCAACATCGTTGCGTGCCCTGTGGGCATTCTCAAACACCTCGCCAAACAAATACTCATAAAGGTCTTGCAGCTTGAGCCGGTGACCCTTGAACCATTCAGTCTCCTCAACAGTGCACACCATTGTGTCAGGCCACTCTGGCTGAAGACCCAGCCGCCGCATCTCAAACTCCATGATGGCATGATCATAGCTCAGGTTGTGAGCCACCACAGCATCCGAAGACCCAATCAACTTGATGACTGCATCAGCATGTTCGTTGAATGGCTTAGCACCCTTCAAGGTCTGTGCATTGATGCCGGTGATCTTGGTGATGATCGGTGGGATGGGGATGCCAGGGTCCACGAAGAACTCCAACTCCTCGATGACCTTGCCTTTCTCATTGATCATATTGCCGAAGAACTCGATTATCCTAGGCTGGTGCTGCTCCCTGATCAGGGAGTTGTCAATGAGGCCAGTGGTTTCTGTGTCGAAAATGAGCGTGCATGTCATTTGCTGAATATATTCAAGAGAGCCTTGACCTTGTGCACCTTGGTGAAATTGGCTTGGTCAATAATCTTAGCTGGTGCAAACTTGCGGATCATTTCTTTACCATCCGGGTCAGTTATGACCATGGTATAACCCTTGGGCTTTTCCTCTTTCTTTGCCATCAAATTCTTCCTCTCATTTTGTCAACTTCGTGTGCTGCATCAAATGGCAGCTCTGGTTCACTGTCGGTGTCAAGCTCTTGAAGCATCATAGCATAGACAGCAGCATCATCAAGAGAGTCAGAGTGACCACCCTCAGAGAAAAGCTCAGCATACCGTGTAAATTTTGACAGTATCTGAACAAAAATGCCGATGCGGTTGAAGTCTTCTGGGGAGCTCAGAGTCAGGCCGTCTGGGAACAGCTGCTGCATTATCCCGCCGAACCTTTTGTAGTTGTCCCCGTACAACTTGTTGCGATCCTCGAATATGGCTGCTGCCTGGTGCAGAAGCTCTGGCACCTTCTTCATTTCTCTCCTCCTTGTTTCTGATTGACAGCCAGTTGAACAACCGCCTGAAAATATATGACCTTGCTAAAGCCACACCTGTGTAAAGAGCAGTCACAAACAATGCACTTTCGGCACCGACCTCAACTCCCCATATCGACGGGACGACCCAATAGGTCAGGCCCAAGGCCATTGTGAACCCAACAGACTTGCTGCTGACGATCTCCACAATGCTCATAGTCTTGCTTTGCATCAGTAGCCTTCTGGCCGGACCTGCCAGCAGTCCAAACCATAATTGCGCCAAGCCTCAACGACCTTGTCCCGGTCATCAAGCACAAACATGACATTGTCAATGACGAGGTCTTTTGAACCAAACGCCTCCTCCAGCAGTTTCGGTTTTAGCTCATGATCTGGCCGGAAGTCACCATCGGGCCTCATCAGCAACATGTCAACGAATATGCCTTTGTCGCTCAGCCACTCAAAGGTCTTTGAGCGATAGGTCTCGTTGCGGCCAGTCAAGACGATGACCTGGATTGAATCAGGCAACCGTTCAAGTAGCCACTGCACGTCATAGTAGGTCTTGTCCTCTGACAGCTTAGAGTGGAACTCGTCCCATTGGCCTTGCTCTGCGTGGTGCTGGCGGTGTTTGCAGTTGGACAGCGTACCATCCATATCGACGACGATTGAGGTCATGGCACCCTCACTAGCTGGGTGACCAAGGCAAGGTTGCGCTCGACCACGCTCATAATCACATTTGTACCGATCTTGAATTTCCACTCAATCCTGTCCATCCCCAACCAGAATAATTCTTCCAGATCAAATGGCAGCTCTGGACAGAATTTGCCCAACATTATCCTGCCCTCATTTGGTCAACCAGCTTGATCATAGCTGTGCGTTGGTTCTCGTTCAGCCCATTAGCGTCAATGAGGTGGGAGCAAAGGTCATCTGCAGCCTTGTCAAAGTTCTGGGCAAAGAATATATCAGCCCATGGATGGATCACAAGGATTTGGGATTTGAGCAGGGAGATGAAATCACGATACTCCCCTTGAACTCGTGGGGATGATCGCTTGCGGATCATCTCACACAGCACTCTAAGGTTGGCACCCATGGCGATATTGGTGTGAATGTTCGTTGGCAGGATCCCACGAGCATCCTCAGTCTTGGCACCCATTTTTATCAACTCCGCATACGCTTTGTCGATGACAGTCATGGCGTTATCGTAATAGCCCTGTCGCCGGTGGTCATCTGCCACAGTCGGGCCTGTTCCATATTTCCACCCTTCAACATTAAGCACCCTCATCGTTTGCTGGGCAAAGGAGGCTGTGCGCGTCCGGACCAGCTGATGGGTGAACGCTCTGGTGACACCTTCAATCATGAACGTGTAATGGCAGAACTCCCAGGAGGATGGAATGGTATTGGCCATGTAGGTCAACTCCTCCTCCTTTTTCTTCCACGGCCATGCTTTGATTTCAGTCAGCAATCCAGGCTTCATCTCGAGCCGTGTGCTCTTGGTGAAAATAAGAATGGACGCTGCATAATTGGACGGGTCATCAGTTCCCATGCCTGTGCAATCGATAAGGGATACTTTCATTGGCTTACCTTTCTATCACGTAAATGTTGCCAGCATAGTCTCTGAGGAATGGGCCCAGGAATCCCTTTTTCGCCACCCCAGCACACAACGTTGAGAAGCTCGGATTGGTACTCTTGGCGTAACCTGATATCTCAGTGATGTGAACAGAGTTGATAGGCTGTGGCTCTGGCACAATCAGTGTGTGGGTCTCTTGAGAAAGAGAAGTAAACTGCTCAAAGTCTCCACGGTAAATGAAGAAGCCATCACAATCCCCATAAACTCTGAATGGCCTATCAGGAAGCTCGCTCAAAGGGATCTCAAGCCTCAGCCCAGAGATCTTGTTGGTTGCCTGAATGAAGCACTGGTGGGTGTCTTGGTGAGACTTCAGCCATGCAAGAGAGTCCTCACGAATCATGCAGCCTCCCTTTTTGCTATCAGACCAAGTCAACAGAAACAGCTTGTCCCCGATGACATAAGCTGGTTGCGGCCCGAACAGCTTGTAAGGCGTGTGCACATTTAGGTCGGTCAAATTTCTTGAAGCCATTGTTCATATCCTTATTTATGAGAATAGTTAGTTTCGCCATTGATCAGGCGATGAATGACGCGAACATCATTGACTACATCATCCATCAGTAAGCCAGGACGCCATGTGGCGAACCGGCCAAGAGAGTAAATGTTATAAACTTCAGTCGCCCAAAGAATGAAACGCTTGCGTTCTGTGTCGTCGATAGGAAGTATCTTAGCATATCGTTGTTCGTGGACTGTCACTTCTTTTATTCTGTCAGCCCCAATCCCGATCACCCCAGAGGCGAAGGCCATGATCTGTTCAAGGCTCGCTGGGTTAGGCTCATCCATGATGGGGCACTCAACAATCATCTCGTCGCCTGTGACTGATATCCTTGACCCTGGAAACTCTGGCTGGGGCACATACAGACTGAAGTAGGCGTTCATGTCATCAATTCGTGCCTTGATGTTGCGACCACTGACGTGGTTGAACTCAGCCTTGATGTCCCAATCAAGCATCTTCATCAAGATGGGCATTGGTATTGTTGATATGACAGGCTTGCATGGTTTGAAATAGCCACTATCAACACTCATGCCAAACTTGATCGGTGCCACAACACAATCAGCTATACGCTGGATCAGATTGGGAGGGGCAATGTATCTTGTGGAGACTTCCCCAGTGGCAGTGGTAATTGATCGCAGAGACGACGACCCTGTGTTCTTGTAGCTGTAGGCCATCGCATCTGCGACCGGGTTGCGCCATGGGTGAGAAGCCTTCATCACCCTGACTTCTTTAAAGGGGATGTTCAACACATCAGCCACAACAGTGGACCGGAACCGCAGAACAGCTGAGTGGTTGTTGGGGATTTCTGTCTGTCGCTCAATAATCTCTGAGCATTCTCCCCTGAGCATAGCACCAGCCAAAAGGCCAGCCATGCCTGCACCAACCACAATCATTTCTTCACCCTTGTCGCTTTCACGACCTTGCCTGTGTAAAGTCCAAGGGTGTCGGCATCAATGTCTTCACCATTGCGTATGCGCTCACTGGCATAAGCCTTCAGCTGCATTGCATTGACCCCAAGGTCCAGATTCACAGGATGGCCATCTTTAACCAAGGACTCAGCGAGGCTTTTTGCTTCGTCGTGCTGGCTGACGCCAAACGCCATCTTCACCTCTGTACGAATCAGACCTTCACCATCATGAGCCTTGAGCCAATCAAGTGCAGCCTTACGCTCTTTCTCTCCTTTAGGCAGCGAGCCGTTCACAAAGTTGGTGACCTTGCACTCCCAGCCATTGTGGGTGAAGTGATCGCTCTGGATCTCTGCCATAAGATCTGGCAACCGGCCAGTGCGCAAAGCCTGCAAGGATTGCTTAGCAGCCTTTAGATCTCCCTCAAGCTGGTCAATGATCTCCTCCATCTCAATCATTTCCTGAATGTGTTTGCGAAGTGAAGCCAGGGCATCCGGGGAGGCCGAAGCCTCCCCATCTGTGCCGACGTCAAATTCATCGACAACATCAATCATCACATATCCTCCTCATTGTTGGAGGTCGATGATGCCGGTTGCATGCTCGCAACATCAGCGTTGGCACTACCCTTGATCAAAGTCTCAAGGAAGCCTTCACAGTCAGATTTGATTGACTGCCAATCAGCCACAACACCCTCTGCCTCCAATTCAGGCAGCGTGGCGCCACGGTCAATTTTCCAACCAGCCCATTCGCCTTCAGAGTTGGACTCCTCAGCGGTTGTGAGATGGTAGCACCGATAAAAGAGCTTCGGCGTATAAGTTGAACCATCGACCCTCGTCAGCTTTTCGCCAGTGGCAAGTGTGAGCCACTTACGAGCCTTCTTGAGCTGGGTCGACGCCATTGGCAGAAAACACTTGCGTCCTTCGGCTGTCAGATTGAGTCCGAAGAACTGAGCAGTCTCTGCAATGTAATTCCCATTCGGAAGAATTGGCTGCTTCTTCTCGTTGCGGGTAGTCTGATCCAAGATGGCAGGGTCAGAGTGGATGTTGACCAAGCCTTGGCCGCTGGCACGAGGTGCCCACTCAAGATAATCCTTGCGGTAAAACACCGGCAAGAATAAAATGCCATCGTTGAAAACCTCACCAGTGCCAATATCGCAGATGTCACCAATCTGGGCACCTTCAATGTACTCAGCCTTCTTCTTGGAGATTTGCGGTGAGAGCGCCTGCAGAATCGAGAGGCGAGGAACCAGTAGATCGTTGGCCCCTACATTTTCGAGGCCTGTGTTGCCTCCGTCAAACGCATTAGCAACTGAGACAGCGGTTGACTTCTTCTTAGTGATTGCTTTGGCCATCATGGCCTCCTTTCATTCCCCATCCAAAAGGTATGGTGCTGTTGGGGATCCAGCACGCCTATTATGCCCCAGTTTTATATAAAATGAAAGGTTTTTCAAATTGGCAGAGAAGAAAATCGTTAAATCGTTGAAAAGGCTAAAAAGAAAATCTAAGAATTAGTGAAAAAACACTTTTCTTTTGTGCCATTTTCAGCGATAATACTAGGGTCCGGTAGGAACCGGCACCTGGCCCGATGGCTCTTGATCCTCGCAGGTGGGTTGACCCCCAAAAGACGGTTCCTGGTTTCCGGCAAGAGATCCGACCCCAGCGAGGGGCACGCAAACTCTGCGAGTCAAACAACAAAGTCGAAATCGGGCACACTGCCCGATCTTGGGGAAACGGGCTACCCCAACTGATGAGACAGCCCACCAATCAAAGAAGAGGAGGCCATCATGGTTGGCATCGCTTCTGATAAACGCATCATGACTGACAAGTTCAACTCCATGCAGGTTGCTGCTGACTCTATCGGAGAAAGCAATGACTGCACGGTCAAAGCTCTGGCAGCAGTCTGCAACGTTGACTACCTAGTTGCCCACACTGCTCTGGAACATGCTGGCCGCAAAAAAGGAAGAGGCTCATCCGTATGGGACATGTCTTCAGCTCTCAAGGAGTTTGGCTTCGAAATGGAGACGGTGGACCAGCAAGAGTTCATCAGCCAGTATCCTGGCAACCACAAGAATCTACGATCAGTTACCACCCACCACATGGACCGCTTCAACAAGGTCTGGGCGGATGGCGAGACCTACTTGATTTATACAAGAGGTCACGTTCTGGCGGTTATTGACGGAGTCAACCACGACTGGACAAAAGGTCGTGCGATGAGAGCCGTTGCCATCAAGCGCATCAAGCGCATCTGACGAAACCGGGCACGTTGCCCGGTCTGTGGGATCTGCCCTCCCCACACTGATGAGTCAGGGCACCACCTTAAAGGGAGTCAACATCATGTTGAAAGTCCACCAGATCGTTCTCACCACTCCTCAAGTCAATCAGGTCAATATGGCCAGCCGCAACAACGAGCCTGTTCCGGAGTTTTACCCAGCCTACCTCGACGCCACGTTCGGCAAGATTGAGAAGGCACAGGAGCTTGGCCTCTACAATCACGTTGCGGATGTCAGCACTGACGACCTCGAAGTTGGCTTTGCGGTCATGAACCGCTGGAGCGAGGTTGACGAGAAGATGGTTCGCCGCCACGCCGACCTTCACTCCATGAGCGTTGGCGACATCGTCGAGAAGGAAGACGGCTCAAAGTGGCTGTGCACCTCTTTCGGATTCACCCAAATTTAGTCGAAACCGACCTTCGGGTCGGTCTTGGGGATCTGCCCTCCCCCAACTGATGAGACAGGGCTTACTACTATGAGGAGAAAGAAAATGACTGAAGCAACTCCTAAAGTCTATGGCATTGATGCCTTCCTCGGCAACATGATGGGGAAGGATCGTGTCGAAACGATCGCAGCTGGCATGTGCATGATGTGCGACGGCCATGCCAAAGAGTTCACTGATGATCTCTCAAAGAAAGAGTACACCATCAGCGGAATGTGTCAGAAATGCCAGGACAAAGCGTTTACCTGAAACCAAAAGGCGAAACCGGGGCATCGCCCCGGTCTGCAGGTCACGGGCATCCTGCACTGATGAGCTTGCCCACACCGAGAGAGGCACTTACCGGGAAGGTAGCATTGACACGACCAAATAACGCAATGCGCCAGTTCCGAGAGGCGACGCGCTGGACCAGAGGTGATGCATACACACTGGAAAGGCACTGGAGAAGTTCAGGCTGTGGTGGCCGGACCCTTCCCGGTAAGTGCCTCCCTCAAACATTGGAGACTAATATGTCACATCAAGTTGAAACAATGGCCTACGCAGGTGCAGTCCCTTGGCATGGACTTGGTGCTAGGGTCGATCAAGACGTTAGCGTTGAAGAGATGCTTGAGGCTGCTGGCCTTAACTGGCGTCTTGAGAAGTTGCCGCTGGTTGCGAAGTTGCCCAACGGTGATGCCCTGCCAGTCGATGACAAGTTCGCTCTGACCCGTAACACAGACAACAAGGTCATGAGTGTTTGCTCCGGAGCATGGACACCGTTCCAGCCGGAAGAGACTATCAGCTTCATGCGCGAGTATGTTGAAGCTGGTGGGGCCAAGCTGGAGACAGCTGGCTCGTTGCGTGGCGGTCGCACTGTCTGGGGTCTGGCCAAATTGGACCATACCTTCTCAGTCCGCAAGGGTGACGAAGTGCATGGCTACCTGCTGATCACATCACCGATGGAAGTTGGCAGGTCCACTCAGATCCGCACCACCACTGTCAGGGTCGTCTGCGCTAACACGCTGGCGATGGCTGAAGGCTCCTCCGACCTGAACTACTCTCAGAACCATCTGACAGAGTTCGACGTCGCAGCTGCCAAGGAGAAGGTCAACGAGGCTCACAATCATCTGATTATTGCCGAGAAGAGATTTAAGACAATCTCAAAACTCAAAATCGGCATTGAGGATGCTGTTCGTGAGGTGATCGTGCCCACGATAATACCCAAGGTCGCAGAGAGCGAAGCCTACGACGACATCATGCTCCCTGAGTCCCAGCCCAAAGTGTTGAGCGAGATCATCAACTCAATCAACAATGCTCCTGGTGCTGCTCCTGGTACTGGGTGGGGAGTCCTAAACGGTGTCACCCACTGGGGTGATCACGTTGCTGGACGCAACAACGCCACTCGCATGCATCGTGCATGGGTCGGCGACATCGCTCGGCATAAGATTGATGTTGAGCAAAAGCTGTACGAAATGGCAGCTTAATAAAACAGCGAGCTAAACGCTCCCATGCCCCGGAGCCTCTTAGGAGGTGGCCGGGGTTTTTGGGTATCAGGGCCAAGTGCCCACCAACCAAAGAAGAGGAGGCCATAATGGCCAAAGATTATTCAAGACTGACTTTAAAGCAACTCGCTGCTGAATACAACAACCTTGCTATTGAGGTTGAGAAACAGACCGGCGACATCATCCCATCCGTCAAGAAGTTCTCAAACAGGGAGTCTGGCATTAGGCGCACAACTGAGCTGGCCAAGACTCTTGGCCCCAAGGACGACAACCGGGGACGTCCAGCTGGCAACAACGGGAAGGGTCTCTTTCCCATCGTTGACGGCAATCCCAGACAAGCAGGGTCGCATGGCTGGCATGCATTCAAGATTGTCCAGGACAATCCCGGTATCTTGTATGAGGACTATTTAGCTTCCGGTGGCGAGAGCCATCACCTTCGTTGGGACATCCAACACAAGTTCGTGGAGGCTCGGTGAGCGAATTCACCGAAAAACTAAATCCTTGGTTTCACACAAAAGTGAGGTTCGGAGTTCGTAATTTTTACTTGTTTCAAGACTTTCAGGGAATTAAGAAAAGAAATAATAATTCCCTGGAGTTTTGGAATACAATGAAAAAAGCGAACTCCGAACCTTGGAGGATACAAGTTATGTTGTTGACAATTGAAGGCAAATATGCCACCCTCCACACACGGATGACCCCAGCAATCATGATGGTGTTGCCACGGCTGGAGGGTCGGCGCAAATGGCTCAAGGGAGGTGGCCTCAAGATGGAGGCTACTGACCACAATATGGAGGTCTTGAAGGAGGGTGGCATAATCCTTGATATAAAGGACCCTATTTTGGTGCAGGGGGACGATCTCAGCACTGCCTTAGGTTTTGCACCATATGAACAGAAGACCACACCCTACAACCATCAAATCATAGCTCTGGAGCGTTGCACAGCCCAGAAATCATTTGCTCTGTTCATGGAGCAGGGAACCGGCAAGACAAAGGTCGCAATTGACCATGCTGGTGGGCTGTTTTGTGCTGGCAAAATCACTGGTGTATTGGTGGTTGCCCCCAAGGGTGTTCACCGCCAGTGGGTGGATGAGCAGCTCCCTACACATTCAGGCTGTGAGTTTACAGCCGGAGTTTGGCCCCAGTTGAACCTAATCTGTCCACTGTTCCTGCTGCCAGAAGAGCTGTGCAAGGGAGAGGACCTTAAGTGGTTGGCCATCAACATTGATGGCATAAAGACTGCAAAGGGCAGGCTCACTTGTTTAGAGTTCATCAAGAGCCACAAAGGCAAGGTGCTGATGATTGTGGACGAAAGCCACACCATCAAGAATGCTAAATCCAAACGATGGAAAGCTGCCAATGAGCTTGGCAACTGTGTTGACTATCGCTTGGCCTTAACTGGTACCCCAATCGCCAAAGACCTGACAGAAGAGTGGGCCCAGTTCAAGTGGCTTGATGAAAGGATCATAGGCATCCGTTACATCACAGCCTTCCGCAATGAGTATTGCATCATGGGAGGCTTTGAAGGACGAGCCATAGTTGGCCATAAGAATGTTGAGAGGCTGCAAGAGAAAGTTAAGTCCTACACATTCAGGGCCACCAAGGAAGACATTGGCATCTTGCCGAAGGCTTACGATCGATGGAAATTTGATCTGAGTAAGAAGCAGAGGTCCATGATCAAGGAGATGAAGAAGTTGCTTATCACCCAGATTGATTCTGGTGAAATCTCAACTGCTTCTAATGCTGCTGTGGCAGTGATGCGCATGCAGCAAATTGCCAGCGGGTTTATGGTTGATGATGATGAGAACATCATCATGATTGAAAAGGGTCAGAAGAAGAACCCACGCCTCACAGCTCTGGCAGAGTGCCTGGAAAGTATTGAAGGAAAGGTCATCATATGGGCACGCTTTGTTAAGGACATTGAGTTAATCAAGTCCATGCTTGGTGACGACTGTGTCACTTATTATGGGGCAACCAGCGACAAAGAGCGCAAACTAGCGATTGAGCGATTCCTCAGTGAAGAGGAAGGTTCTCCCAGATACTTTGTCAGCAATCCTGCAGCTGGTGGTGTTGGCCTTAATCTTCAAGGCCAGTGCAGACGAGCAGTCTACTATTCAAACTCCGACAACTCAATTGAGCGTTGGCAGTCTGAAGACAGGATCCATAGGATCGGCGTGACAGGTGGCGTAGTGTATACTGACTTGATCGGTGTCGGCTCTGTTGATGCTAAAATTCTGCGCAACCTGCGTAACAAGAAGACAGTCAGTGACATGGCTCTGGGTGATATCAGAAACTGGCTGGAGGAGGAAGAATGGTAAAACTAAACGACAATGAGCTGTTGCTATACAATCATGTGTGTGCCAGCAGGAAAGATGTGCCAATCAAGGAATTGATTGCACTGTTTTACAAAGGTCGCAAAAAGCCAAAACATCCTCACGGGTCAATGGCTGCCATGATGCGAACAATTGCCCTAAAGACTAGGGCTATGGGCATGTCACCTTTGAGACGTACATCACGGTTGGGCGTCGGCTCAACTGCAACATACATGGTCGGACAATGATGTTCTGGGCTGTGTACAACAAGCTGACAAGGAGGCTAAGAAAATGGATGCAGCGACGAAAGAGATGGTCATAAAGTGGACCAAGGAAGCGTACAAGCATTTAACAAACCCGACCACAACGCCGAGCTTGCGAGCTCTCTGCTGGAGATTTCTCAAGCAATCAAAATAGAACTGAAATCAGGGGCACCTTAGCAGGTGCCCCTTTTTTTATGGAGTAGGAAAATTCATATGGAAAAAGCTCTTCTGGTCGTGTATTTCTGTCTTGCTGCCGAGCCAACTTGTGATAAATTTAAGCAAAGCGGAGAAGCTCACTTTTTTCTAAACACTTGTTCTCAAACAGAAGCAGCAATAGCAACTTTACAAAAAGAAAAGACACTTCTTTTTGATCGGTATGAAATTAAAATTCTTTCATACAAATGTTTTGATGATGGAGTTTATAATGGCCTTGATTTTCAGCCTTAAAAATTAACGACAAAATTCTTCAACTGCCATATTGTGGGCTACGATTTGCTCCTGGGTCGCCCTCGCCAGTACGTCGGCTTCATCAACAGTAATCCTTTCTACCCAAGAGCAGCCATCACTGGTGTTTACGCAGCCGCTCAATAAGCTCAACGTCAGACATACCAGCCACATCTTCGTCGATTTCATGTCGTTTCCTCGCGTTGTCGACAGCATCCTCGGATGCGATCCGCTTTTCGTCCGCTCTGCCCCAACGATAAGTGACCCACATAGCTATCCCCACTACAGCAAATAGGAGCCCACCAACAAAAAACGTGCTACTCAGCATCGGCGTTCTTATTGTGACCAACATTACCGGCCAACATGTTGAGGATTTTAAGGATCGAGTTTAGCATATGATCGTCCGATTTTGAGGGCGTCAGAGCCGTCACCGCCGTTGCGGCGCTAACAAGCCCGCACAACGCCTGAATCCATTCAGGAATTAATGACCAGATATTTAATAACGCTTCCATCTTCTTTCTCCTTCTAGTTAAACAGTCTAGTTAAACAGTTCATAATGTCCTAAGTCATGGAATGTTTGGTCTTTTGTTGAACCATCTCCATCCCAATCCCCTCCCCATCTAACCTCAATACCACAGCTTTTTGCAGCTGTCAGCATCACACCAGCCAAGATGTAGAACCGCTCAGGTTCCTTCCACACCGAAATATTATTTAACACCATTGGATGAGGAACAACATCAAAAGCTCTTGAGGGTTCATAATTATGCCTTCCTTTGATTAAAATGCCGTCAATCTTGCTTAGACCTTGCCTGAACAACATCTCTTGCCTTTCGGGGGTTCGGTACCCTTCAATGATTGAGAAGTCCATATGGCCTTGTATGGCCTGTCTAGCCACTATCTGGAGAGCATCCTCGCAAGTTTTAAGTTCTTTTATGGATTTTTGACCGAAATAAAATCCCATTCGTCTAACCTATCGTATGATCATCTGGAACAGGAAGATAAGGAGGATCGGGATGAGGAAAATACTGCTTACCATCGCAGCTGTAAGACATAAGTCTATCAGTTTGACGCAAGATCGCAGCTGCTGCTTCTTGAGCAACTTTGTGACATAAGACATTATTTTCATACTCCACAACTATTTTCTCTGGGTACTTTTCGCATTGTGGATTGGAAAATGCACATACGAATAAAATTAGTTCCTTCACTCATTGTCCTTACGCTACGGTTTTCCGCTGAGAAATGGTAAAACCTTCGAGACTAAAGCCCCC